CGTTGATGACTTCAGCGGTTTCTTTGTCGGCACCATTATCAATAGGGTGTACAATTATGGAGGGTTTGTTCTGGCGGGCTTCGTTGACAACTCTACGAGCGAATGAGGGAAGGCGATTGATTGTTAAACAGGGACGGCCTTCACGTTCCCTTTGTTTTCTTACATCATGATCCCATTGGATACCTAAACGACCAAACTTAATATCCGCTTCGTAGTTAATACGGTTATCAGCTTCATCTTCTGATGCTTTGTCAAAAAACTCAAGGGCTTGAGCTAATACCTCAGCATCCTTATCCTTGTTCTTTTTACTAGTACTTTCTTCAGCCATCCTTGGCTCCTAGATAACCGCCGTCCTAGCGGTAAAGATTAGATTAGGCTGTTATTACCCCATCCACGAGTTCGCTCCACCGATACTACTACCAGACTTCTTAATAGTCAACACTTTAGCAAATCTCAACATCATAATAGCATACCTTGTGGCCGCCATTAAATCATCAAACTCTTTAACCACCTTGCCATCCTTACGGTGATAAAGCAAAAACTCGCTGAACCACCCTGTTAGATGGTTGAATACTTTAAACCTTCCAGTCTGCATACGGTCCAACATATCCATCAATCCTGCTTCAACACCATTGCCACCATCCTCAAACGTGGCGTGATCTGGAAGCATATTCAAGCCTTGATCCTGGTATTGGCTCCTAAGCTCCTTACCGCTGCCTTTGTCGTGCTGAAAGCCATCATGAGGCCATGCCCAAGGCAACCGCGATCCCCAAGGCTTGAGAGCCGCCGTGTGAATCACGGGCGTTGCTTCTTTCTGCTTATATGCCTTGGTTATGTAAACTTTATCCTCGTCACGGTCCCAGGCTAGAGCTATACCAGCCGTAGGATGGTCCCAGCCGAAGTCAAGCCCACCTATTTGTGGCCAGTGTTTAGGAATAGGGATAGGTTCACATTCGATCTGTTCTTGCGATATTGGAAAGATACGGCCTGAACCAAGGATAGGTATCCCTTTAATCCTAGCATCACGTTCATGGGCTGGATAGCTGGCGATGATCTCTTTGCGCTGTTCCGGCGTGAAGTGTTCAGCGTCTTCAATGGTCATCCTTGTGACGCAACGGGTCATAGTTTCCTTTTCACGTAAAC